TGTCGGGGGGGTTGTCGCCCCACCACATCAGGGTCGGGGAGGTCGTGATCTGGTCGCGGTTGACGGTGGAGGTCTCCACCGACGTGCCCGGGTCCACGGCCATGCCGGGGATCGCAGACTCGACGGCGGCGGCCCAGTCGCGGCGGGTCGGGGTCGCCGAGTAGGGATCGGAGACCAGCGGGGCGCGAAGGCGGACGGCGACCTGGCCGTAGTCGAACATCGGGCTACGGCCAGACGGGCGGGACGGGCTCGGGCAGCGGCGGCAGCATGTCCACCGAGCCGGCCCGCTGGGCGGACAGGCTGAGCTTCTTCCGCTCAGCCTTGGTCAGGTACATGTCCCCGGCCGGGTTGGCGAGGGTGACGCCGAAGCTGAACGGGCCGGCGGACTGCTGCACCTGGGACGCAGGCTGCTGGGTGGTGGGCACCGACAGCACCCGACGCACCATGTCACAGGCCACATCGGCCACCAGTTCAGGGTCGAGCTTCCCGGCGAGGATGCGCGCATCGACGCTGGGGAACTCGGCCCGGATCTGGCGTGACGCCTTGGCGAGCAGCAGTGCGGCCCGGGCCGCCTCGCCCTCGGTGAGGTCGCGCCAGCCCAGCCCTACGTCCATGGGTCTGGCGAAGGACTCAGGCATGGCGCGACCCCCTTCCGATCAGGCGAGGTCGGTGTAGGCGACGAAGGCGTTCGGGTCACCCAGCACGAAGCCGTAGTGCGCCTCAATCAGCAGGAGGACGAGGTTCTCCTGGAAGGCCGAGTGCGTGATGCCCGCCTCGTCGACGTAGGACGCGACATCGGACACCTTGACGGAGATGTCCATGCCCTGACCCCACGCGGCCTGCCGCCAGTCGCCACCGATGGCCCGCAGCCCGAGGTCGAGGGTCGGCGAGGTGGTGACAGCCACCTTGGGGTTGGTGCCACCGGTCAGGCCCGCACCGCTCGCGGTGATCGGCCCGGATGCGACACCGGCCACGCCGAGGGTGATCGTCCACGGCCCGGTGCCGACGACGGTGGCGTTCGCCAGCGCGCCGCCGAGCGCCCGGACGGCGGTCTGCACCGCGGCCGCAGCCGCGTTGTAGGCGATCGCCGCGGAGGTGACGCCCGCGTGCGACAGGGTGAAGGTGCCGCCGGTCGGGGTGCCGGTGATCGTGACGACCTGCACCCGGTTGCCGTGGCGCAGGTAGGAGCCCGAGACGCCGCGGTTGTAGTACGCGGGGTACCCGATCAGCTCGCCGGCATTGATGCCCGACTGCGGAGAGTTGACCCAGATCGGCTTCCCGGTCGTGTCGACCTGCAGCTTGAGGTTGGGCACCAGCCGGGGATCGGCGGCAAAGCCGGTGAACTCATGGCCCGCATCGGTGATGATCTTCTCACCGCCCACCAGGTCGGCGTAGGCGCCGCCGGCGGCCTGCGCCGCGGTGCCCATCTCGACGGTGCGCGCGGTCTGCGTCAGGTACTCGCTGAACGGGCCGACGCCGCCGGTACGCAGGTCCTTGCCGTGGATGCAGGCATGGTCGAAGGCGCGGGAGAGCGCGACGGGCAGGTCCTCGCGGAGCTGCTCGTAGAGGCCGGCCGCGTTGGTGCGGGCGACCTCCTCCGACACGGGCAGGAGCAGCGCCAGCTTCTTGCCCGCCATCTGCTTGATGCCGATGGTGGCGTGGCCGACCGGCTTCGGTGCGCCCTCCGACACCCAGCCGGCGGCGGGGATGTCCATCGGGACGGGGATGTTGGTCTGCGCGGTGAGCGACAGCGGGATCTTGCGGGCGAGCTGCTGGACCGCGGAGGTCTCGGTGGTCCGCTTGAAGATCGGCTCGGTCAGCGTCGGGGGCAGGAGCCCGCCGGGGATCGACGCGAGGGTGCTGGCCATGATGGTCCTTTCGGGTCAGGTGGGGGTCAGCGGCCGAGCTGGCCGTTGAACCAGTCGGCGAACTCCTGGCCGGGGCCGCCGAGGTTGCCAGAGGGGGTCGATCCCTCCCCGGGCACGTAGGGGCCGAGGGCCCCCTTCTTGGGGGACTGCTCCGGGATGAGCGCCTTGAGTTCCTCGAAGTGCGCCGCCAGCTCCTCCTTGGAGGTGCCGCGCAGCGCGGAGGCGGGGACCGGCGAGCCCTTGGCGATCTCGGACGCCCACGCGGCGACCTGCTTCTCGGACTCGTACGCGGCAGCCTTCTTCTCGGCCGCCTCGGCACGCTCCAGCGCCTTCTGCGTCTCCGACTTCTGCGCCTCGGCGAGCTTGTCGAACTCGGTCGCCTTGGCCTTCACGGCGTCGTAGTCGGCGAACTTCGCGCGCTCGCGGGAGAGACGATCCGCGATGATGCGGTCGAAGTCCTCCTGCGACGCGGGCGGGGTGAACGCCGGGGGCGGTGCCGCAGCGGTCGCGCCCTGCTGGTTCTGGCCCTCCGGGGGTGTGGTGCTCATCTGGTGTCCCTTCCGTAAGCCCGTCGGCATGACCCCCGATTGACCGCCCGGGGTGTGCGTGGAATCAGTGGGTGCCCTGCTGTTCGCGGAGCTGGGCGAGGACCGCCTTGAGGTCGCCCGCCGGGCCGTCGTTGGGGTTCGTGCGGCTGAGCGGGTTCTCGCTGTAGCCGGCGGCCGACTTCGCAGCGTCGTACTGGTCGTAGAGCGCGTCCGGGTGGTAGCCGGTCGGATAGTCCTGCGGGCCTCGGACCAGCACTGCCACGCAGTCACAGTCGCCGTGGTAGCTCTTGCCGTAGCGCTTGTCTCCGGCCAGCGCCTGCGTCGCGTAGACGCCGCCGCGGGAGGCGAGCATCCGGCAGAAGGCGCACGTCTCAGCCCCGGACGGAACCCGCGCCCACGCCGCGCCCGACTTCCACGCCGAGTCCTGCACCGTGTCGCGGTACGGCTGCTTGACGAGCTCGTCTATCACCGTGAGCGCGTTGCCCATCGGGGAGGCCGTCGACATCACCCAGCCGAGACGGCGGGTCGCGCGCTCAGCGTCCACACCGGCAGCGATCTCCAGTCGGGCGCGGATGCCCAAGGTGGCCGTCTGCACCTCGACCAGGTCGGCGGCGAGGGTGGCGGCAAGGTCGCCGTAGTGCTCGATGATCCCCACCCAGCCCTCGGTGAGTGCCCGGGTGATCTGTGCCCGCTCGAAACCGATCATGTGGCCCCACTCGCGCCGCAGGTCGTCCTGGGCGAGGGAGGACAGCCGGTTCAGCGCCCGGCGGACCTGCTCGACCTGCCACCGGCCCGGCTGGTCGGGCATCGGGCTAGGACGCCTCGGCCGCTACCGGCTCGGGGCCGGCGAGGGCTGCGATGCTCGCGCGCGCCTGCTGGCGCCGCTGCTCGGCCGTCCAGCGCTCGATCTGGTCGGGGTCCAGCCCGGCCATCTCCAGGCCGACGGTCGAGGCGCCGAAGCCGGGGCTCACGGCGTCAATCTTCTGCACCGCGTCGACGGCGGCACCGAGCGCGATCGTGTCCGGGCGCTTCCAGTGCGGGCGCATCCGGCGGTACACCTCGCGGGCGGCCGGGGAGTCGTCCAGCAGCCGCAGTGCGTTCGTCATCGCCCGGTGCAGCGCCGGGGTGAGTGCGGCCTGCTGCCAGTTCCGGATCTCTAGTTCGAGTTCCCGCTCGGCCATCTGCTGAGACTCGGCCGACTCGGGGTTCTCGCCCATCACGCCCAGCGCTCGCAGGGGCAGCGAGGTCTCGGCGGCGTAAGCCTGCGAGATCATCCGGTAGTGGCCGATATTGGGCTCCATCGACTGCTGGCGGAACTCGCCCACGCTGGGGAGCTGGCCGTCCTCGTCGCGGGAGAGCGTCAGCATCCGGCCCAGCACCACCGACCAGCCGGGCAGCGTCTTGCCCTCGTCGTCGGTGAACGCATCGTCCTTGGCGCCCAGCGCGTACCGCTGGGGGGCATTGAAGAACTCGGCGCCAACCTCGGTGCGGGCGAAGGTGCGCATCGCGGCGTCAGTGAGGTCCATCACAGGCCGCGAGATGCGGGACGAGCCGAACGGGCGGTCGAGTAGCGGTCGGTACGGCACGGGCTCGACGGGGACGCCGAGGCCATGACGGGCCTGCCGCAGATCCCAGGTCCGCCCGTCGCGGCGCATCACCACGACCTCACCGGGCAGGTACAGGGCCATGTCGGTCGGGGCGCCGAGGCTATCCACGGCGGTAATGCTCAGCGCCTCGGAGAGGCAGCGACGCCGGGCGTCCCACGTGCCGGTGGCCCACTCTGCAGACCGCACAGTAAGCATCGACTCGGGCTCGCCGGCCGCGGTGTCGCCGGTCGTGGCGAAGACGAAGCTCACCGCGTGCATCAGCGTCGAGGTCAGCGCGGAGGGCAGTTCGGAGTCGAGCCGGTTGTCGGCGTACACCTTCGAGATGCCGATGTCGTCACCGGACAGCCCATCGGGCACCGTCCACGAGTCGAGCACGGTTCGGCGGACCATCGCGTCGACAGCCTTCGCCGGCCAGCCGAGCACGGCGTGCATGCCGCGCATCGACGGCGGGATCGAGAAGCCGATCTGCCGCAGGGTCTGGCGATAGGCGTAGTAGGAGCGACGGAGGCGATTCCGGCCCTGCTTCGACTGGATCTGCTGCACCAGTCGCGTGACCGCGGCCTGGTGGTCGGCTGACAGGCCCGACACGATCGGGGAGAAGGTCAGCGTCGCATTGCTCACAGCACCCTCCCTCGCACGGGTCGATCCGGTCGTCGCTTGCTCGTGGCGACCCCCCACAGGGCCAGGGTCACCGCGTCCAGTGAGAGCACGTCACCCTCCCCGATGGCTTCCCAGCCCCAGCCGCCCTGAGTGCCGATCTTGCGCTGCGTGGCCGCCGCCACCGCACCGTTGAGGCCCGGCTGGTTGCTGTGGTGCAGGGACGAGTCGGTGACTGCTGAGAGGGTCATAGTGTGCGCTGCGATCACTTGGTCGACCGTCGGGAAGACCAGCGCCTTGGCTGGCACGTGAGCGTCGGCCAGCTTCTGCCGCAGGTCCCCGGCGCCCGCCTTGCCGTCGATGACGATCGCGGTCGTGATCCGAGAGGCCGGCACCAGCCAGTCGACCAGCCAGCCGAGGCCGTCGGACACCTGGCGGACCGCCAGCACCTCGGCGAACAGCGGGGCGCCCTCGGGTCGGCGGACGATCGCGAGCGAGACCCGCTTTCCGTCGAGGGAGAACTTCACGCCGAGCGCGTCCCGGCCATCGGCCGGCGGCGACTCGGTGCGCAGCGTCCGCCAATGGTCGGGGCTGATCGTCGGCGGAATCAGGCCGCCCTCGTCCCAGATGCCGTAGCCCTCACGCCAGAACGACTCGGCGCCGAGGTTCTTCCACATGCGGAGGATCGCCGACCGCGGGGTGTGGTCGGGGAAGCTCGGATTACCCCGGGCCACTTGGTCCCAGTCGATCCGATCGCGAGGCGTCGCGTCCCGGTCGGCCGAGAACTCGACGAACACCATGTCGTCGGACTCGCCACCCAGCGCCTCGGCCCGCTTCCGGGCGAACACCTGGCCGTCATCGGTCGGACGGGGCGGGGTGCCGACGATGAAGAACAGCGGATTCTTCGCCCGGTTCTGCGTGGGCAGCATGTCGTCCAGCGCGGTGTCGCTGAGCCGCTGGCCCTCGTCGAAGACGAGAATGTCGATGTCGGCCATGCCGAGGCCGAATCCGTGGTCGCGGGCGCCGAACAGGATGCGGGAGCCGTTGACGAACCCGACCTCGCCCTCGCCGTTGCCGGTGCGGACATAGGCGATGAACGGCTTGACGGCCTTCCGTCGAGCGAAGCCCTGCATCGCTCGCAAGGTCTCCTTGGCGGTGCGCAACTGCTGGGCGGTCCACAGGGCGGTGTGGCCGGGGTTGATCAGGCAGAGCGCGAAGAGCAGGCCGCAGAGGAGGAACGTCTTGCCGACCTGCCGCGGGATGCTGAGCACCACGCCACCCACCGACGCCGCATACTCCCCGCCTGCCCGCTTCGACAGGGCAAGCTTCGTGATCGCGACCTGGAACCAGTCGAAGACGATCCCGAGAATCCGCAGCCGGCGCTCAACCTCGGGCCAGCCGGTGCTGACGATCCCCGAGGGGTAGGCGACCTTTGCCCGGTCAGACAGCCGCAGGGTCGAGGGCTGCGTCCGGTGCGGGCCGCTCGTCGCCATCACCCTCCTGCCGGGCTATCGCCTCCAACTCCTCGACCTCCCGGCCGACCTCGATCAGTCGGCGGGTCAGCGAAGCGAGGTCGCGAGCCGGGGTCATCGGGTTCTCGACGGCGCGGGCGAGGATCAGGCGCATCGCCCGCAGTTCCGCCAGCCGGTTGCCGTCGCGGGCAGCCTCGGAGATCGTCGGAGGCGTCGCAGCCTTCGCAGCCGCGGCCGCCACGTCGGCGTCGGTGACGGCCCGAATCGGGGTTGCGCGAGGCATGGCCCCCTCCGGTTGGGTGAGGAAAACGTGCGGGGAGAGATTGGCCCTATGCCACGGGGAGGGCCCGAGCCGAGGGGGTGGGGCTCCCCCCCCACGGGTACCGCGACCAGATCCCGGCCGTGATCGGGAAGTCGTCGGGGGTGGCCGCCGGCACCGGCTTGGTCCGGTTCCGTCCGCGGTTGCAGCGGCGGTGACTGAGCCGGCAGTTGGCCCGGTCGTAGGGGCTGCCACCTTGGGAGACGGGCAGCACCTCGTCGACTTCGGCGCGCATCTCGTGCGGCACGCAGCCGGGACACCCGTCACCCTTGCAGCGGGGGCCGTGCTTGCCGAACTGGACGGTCAGCGACTTGTCCACCTCGGCCGAGCAGATCCAGCAGGCGTGCTCCTCGGCGATGACCTGGGCGCGCACCTTGTCGCGCCTGCTGCCGTTGGCCCGCCTCGGGTTGGGGGTGGCTGCCATCACCTCACCCCCAGCCGCTCCCCGCCCCCACGTGGACACAGGACGCGGGGCCGGCGCATCGGGGGCAGCCGGACGCGGGGAGCGGGACTTGGGTTGGTGCTGGCGCGCAGCGGTTCGGGCAAGCGCCCTACT